CGCTGACCGTGTACGTCCCTGCGGCCGTCTGCGTCAGCCCGCCGGCGAGCCCAAGAAACGCCCCCGTCCCGCCGATGGCGATGATGCTGGTCGCCGCCCCGCCCACGCCAGTGCCAGTGCCGTAGTACAAAATGGACGAGGACTCGTTCATTGCCAACTCGGCATTGGCAAGCGTCGTTGGGGCGCCAGCCCCGCCGGATGCGTCGCGCCGTCGAATGCGAATCACGTTTGCCATGACTAGAAATTACCCCCGTCCGTTACGTTGGTTTCTGGATAGTTGCGCCACCGTCCGTCGCTCCATCGCAGAACGTCGCCATCTTGCGGCAGCGTCACCAGCACGTCCGCAAGCCCAATTGTGATCGTTGTTGCGACGTACGGCGTGTTCGCCCATTTCTGGCCTATGCCCACCTTGATGCGGCCCGTGTCAGACTCGACGCCCAAATCGTTTTTGGACAGAAACGGGTCCAGCGCCGCCCATTGCGACGCAGTCTTCTCCCATATGTCTGCGTAGAACTCACGATCGCGCACGCCTGCATCCTGTTAGTTGGCGAGAGACGCTTTGTCGCGCTGCACCTGCGCCTGTACCGCATAGAGCAGTCGCGTCTGTTCCTGCATGGCCGCCGCAATCTCCCTCTGCGACGCCGACAACTCGTGCAGAAACTCCTTGTGTGCCTGCACCATCGGCAGGACGAGGTCAACCCGCACGAACCACAGCACGGCTGTCGCCAGCACGAGCCCAAAGCCGTACCGCTCGATCGCCCGGAGCACCACTTCGTACACGGTTTCGCTGCTCACAGGGCCTCCCTCCTCCACGCCGCCATCATCATGCGATGCGAGCCGCGCTCCCACCACCATTCCAGCACGAGACGTATGACTGTTGATAGGACCGTACTCAGCAGGAGCGCCAGCAACACCGAACCGTACTCCTGCCTGCCACGAATCCGCTTCTCCATCTCCGCCAGCGCATTCGACTCGCCCTCGCTGCCCTGCCGGTTGACCAGCAACTGCTCGGCCGGCCACTCCTGCACGACGGTGCGCACAATCTGTGCTACCTGCGAGCGCCCCACTAGCGCCGCTCGCACAGGCATGCGTCGGTAGACATGGCGGGCCAGTGTGTCGATCACCACTTCACCTTGTTTGACCAATAGCGGGCGCTAAACTTGTCTGGGTTGGGGTCTTGGGCGTTGTGCCGTGCGTAGTAACTGCGCCTTCTCGCTTGCTCGCTCTCGGTGTCTGGGCTTGAGCCTGCTCCCTCGACGCCCTGCTGCCCGAACCGCACGAGTTTCTCCTCGCCACCCTTGCACGCCTTGACGACGTGCGACTTGGTGTCGTGGGAGGGCGTGCGCTGCGGGGAGTTGCACTCCAGTTCCGCCTTGAGCGATCGAATGCGGTCTGACATCACTGCACCATCGGACGCACTTGGCCGTCTTTGCCCCTGCTCCAGCCAGCGGGCACCTTCCCTTCGCGTAGTTGCTTGTCCTCTTTCTCGGTGCGCAGAAACGAATTGGACGAAGGGGCCCCGTCCGCCTTCTTCTTGTCACGGAGTCCCGCCAGAACGCCGCCGCCGTTTTCCATCGGTGCCTTCGGATTCATCGCTGCATCTCCTTCACGCAGTTGGGGCCGGTGCATGTCATGCGCGGCCGGTTCTTTGCACACGGACACGTCGGCGGGCACGGGCAATGCACGCGCGCCACCTTGTCGCCAGTCCATACCATCCCAGTTCCGCCACAGTCGGCGCAACACTTAGCGGGCGACGGCTGCGGCGCAGGTGCATCCTGTCCTGCGGCAAACGCCAGCCATACAGCGACTGCGGACACGGTGATCTTCATTCGAGCACGTCCTTTGCGCCCCAGTTGGTGATGCGGCGACGAGGAAAGCCGTCGACATTCGACACCGCCCATGTTCCGCCATGATCGATCATCTTCTGGGCCGCCGCCTGACTCACCCAGAACGATCCCTCAGGCTGTCCGTGAACGCGCGGCCCGCTTATCCACGTATATCCCCAACTGTTCTGGAGTAAAAAGCGGCATCCGGTGCTGTGCGTGTCGTCTGCTCCCGTCCAGCACATCGCGTGATGCCACGTTCCCTGTGGCTGGCTCATGCCGTCGTCATTGCGGTAGTGCCGGAAGCCAACGCTTGAGCAGCACACCACACCGTACCCGTTGGCGATGGCGTCCCTTGCCTGCTCCCATGTCTTGATGAGGCTAATCGTGCCGACGCGGTGCTTTGCCGCCACCGACCGCACGCGATCCGGCACGCCAGCGCCTCCCCACCGGATGCCAATCGTGGCGTTGTACTTGGACAGGTCGAGCGCCAGTTCCGGATAGTCTCGGCGCAGCATGCACCCGCCCGATTGGTGCGCCCAGCGCACAATCTCCGAACAGACAGCGCCCTGACCCGAGTGACCGCGCGCGCCATAGAGCGGCTCCGTCGCCGTCCGATCCACCCAGTCCTCTGTGGTGTTGATGTCCGGATCGTTCGCACGCGCGATGTCGATGCCGTTGCGAACAGCGTGGGACACACAGTCGCCTGTTGTTTGCGCTTCGTCGTACGGCTTGCGCCCGACGGCTTGCTCGAACGCCACAACCGCCTTGAACGGCAGGCTTAGTTTGCCGGCGCCAGTCGCAGCCAGCATGTTTCCGAAGAGCGGGCGAGGTAGCGTCGCCAGCAGCCGCTCCGTATCAGCCGGATCGCAGATGGAGCCTACGAACCCTACGTCGTAGAGCCGCACCATCTCTTCGGGGGTGTACAGATTGGACACGCAGCGCCCCCGCTCATTTGATTGCCGCGAACGCCTGCGCCGCTTTAGCCCGCAGTTCCGGCGTTAGCGGGACATCGACGGAGCCGATCGCCTCCAGCAGGTAGGCGTCCAACCGGTCGCCCAGCCCGCTGTACTTGCCGACCATGCCCGTGTGGGCGAACGCCATCGCCAGCGCCTGTGCGTGACGATTCCTCAGGTCGAGCGTCGACTTGCAGGCCGGCGCGTCCGACTGTCCGTCGCGCTGAACAATGTCCGCCATCGCTGCGTAGAAGTCGCGCAGGCTTCCGGCGTCCTTGCTGTCGAGGCCAGCCAACACGCCAGCCGCTGGGACTGGCGCCGGCACAGGGAGCGGCACCGGCAGTCGCGGAGCCACAAGGCTCCCCACTCCGACCGCCACGCCGGCCACCACGACGGCGACTCGCACCCACGCAGGCATCACTTGCCCCGCTTGGCGGGCTCCTGCGGCGTCACGAGAGCCGTGATGAGGGCGCGGGCAGCGGACGCCACGACGGGCTCGCCAGCCTCGTCAGCGGCAGCAGCCAGCCCAAACAGCCGGTTGACCCAGTCGGCCCGGTCCACGCCCGCTGCGGCAGTGACAGGCCGCCAGCGCACCCACGCTGCCGACAGCATCGGCCAGCAGGCCACGACGGCTGCGATTCCGAAAGCGGCGTACGCGACCATCAGCCGACCTCCGCATTGGAGACGGCCGACACCAGACGCACGACGTAGTCGAGCAACTCCGATCCGGCAGGGCTGTTCAGAACCGCCTCGATCCGCTCCAGCAGGTCGTCGTCAACTGGCGTGTCCGTTTTGGTAGCGACAAACCGCATGAGTTTGAGCGCCACGTCGACTCTCTCTTTGGCCGTTGGAGCGGCGGAGATCAGCGACAGCATCGACAATACTGGGGCCCACTCGACGAGTTGTCGAATCTTTTCCCCGACGGTTGGCATACTTCCGCTCCTTCTGGCGCCCCACCCACTCCACCAGAAGGTTTATGTCCGGCTCGGGCTGGTAGAGCGACAGCATCTGCCGCCGAATCCAGTCCGGACAAAGGCCCAAATCTAGGCACACCGAGTCGAACGTGAACGGTGCGCCGGCGCCCTCAAAGACCCAGCGATATGCCGCCACCTGCCGACGCAGAACCTCCCGCATCTTGCGGGTGGTATTGTGCGTCAGCCGCATGCCATGCGCCCTGTGGCGCCGGCAGAACTGCTTGATGTGATAGTGCGTACAGACGAGCGTTTCGGCGCAAAATCTCCTCCAGCCGGTTTCGCAGTCCGCAACTATTCCCTCGTCGTCGTACGGAGGTACGGCGACTTGCGTCATTTGTCTATTGGTGCCTCGTAAAAGCCGGAGCGAAGGGTTCCTTCGTTGAGGTCCGGCCACACCTCAAGCGAATGGATCGCAGCGAGGCACCCCCACGCTGCGTGACCAAGATGGTCTTCCGTACGATCGCCTCCAAGAAACGCATAGATATGGCGGATGGCATGGTTCAGCAGGTCGTGCGCCGGCATGCCTCGTTCCCAGTTGAAATCGCCGTACTTCTCCGCGCCCTCTGCGCACGCAGCCGCTACGGCTCGCAATCCGATCGGACTGATGAGGTCGTACCTCGTCTGCTCTGCGTCCGACGAACGCACCGCTCCCGTCGAGAACCGCACCTTCGCTCCCTCTACCTCTTTCACTGCCTCAACTCCTCGTAACGCTGCTCGAACAGTTCCTTCGCTTCGCTCCATGACAGCGGGTTGATTGGTCCGCACTTCACATCTCCTTCGCAGTTGATCCCCCAGTCCACATCCACAGAAATTAGGTCGCGCTTCTCCGCCAGCAGGGCGCGGTTGTCTGCTGCATGCACGGCCGCAGGCATCGGCCACTCCAAGCCAAACACAATCGCGATCACGCTTTGCACGCGCTGCTCCAGCGCCTTGTACTCGGGCAGAAGCATCTTGAGCGGGCGCGCCACATCTCCCAGATACGCCTCGCTGGCATCGTGGAGCAGTCCCCACATGGCATGCTCGGGCTGCACGATGCGGCTGACCATGACGCTGTGCTGGGCGACGGAGTACGGGTACTTGGTGTGGCCCGTGAAGCGATTGACGAGGGACAGCGCGTGCGCGATGTCCCGGATGTCCACGTCTGCCGTGCGAAAGTCACGCAGGTCGATGACGCGACCCGTGTACGACTGCATCATCGACGGCGAAAGCATGGCAATCATTTCCCGTCTCCTAAGAACAGTTCCTCGACCGGACGCAACTCCGACTGCGGCACGAAGTACGCCTCTCCGTAGCCGCCGTAGTCGCTCACAAACTGCTTGGACTTGGCGTCGGCGCACAGCATCCAGCCATGCACCAGAAACTCCTGCGGGCCGCCGGTCACCAGAACGTAGATGTCGTCGTCCCGGTCGTCGTCGCGAACGATGAGGTCATAGTCGTGCTTCGAGCGCGTGCGTATCTGGATCGTGTTGCCCACATCCCCGCCGCTCTTGAACGTGTTGACGCTGCCCGACCAATAGCGGCCGGTTGCTTTCGCAAACGCGCACTCGCCCAGAGCGCCCAGTACGTGCCGGTCCCACATGGAATCCTTTCCACGTATGCGCGACCTGTATCCCGCACGTATGGCTTCGACGTTACGGCTCACGCCTACCTGCGCAGCCGCACTGATCTCGAACCATTCGAGCCGGACGCTCACAGGAGTTCTTTTCGCCATCTGGTCACTACTGCTCCGTAGAGGGCCCAGAATGTTGCGTCGTGTGCTTCGCCTTCGTAGTCCACTTCGAGAGGAGCCGCGTGTCGCATGCCGTGAACCCACTCCTCGATCAGCGTCTCCGCCATTTGCTCCTCGTTTGCGACTGCGCGCACCCATATCGTTGCGTGCTCGCCGTGCCAGATGAACTGGCCGTGCATGCCTGTCATGCGAGACGGGTCGCGCGTGAGAACGCGACACGCGAACGGAAGCGGATAGTTGCGGCGCAGCCATCGTTTGGTGGATTGGTAGATGGACTTGCGTGTCATAGCGCACCGTTCACCTGCGCGGCGAACCTATGGATGTCTTCTAGCGGAAACGTCACCATCCACTGGCCGTCGTTCTTCCGATGCAGAATCACGGGCACGAGTTCGCCGCACTGCGCGCGCGACTTCTCCATCACGGCGTCGAGGTTCAGCCGCTGAACGCGCTTGACCTCGATCCACAGGTTCGGCGTGCCCGGACTGATGAGGTCGGACGCGCTCTCGGTGCCGCTGTGCTGCTGCGAGCGGCGTGAGTGCGCCTTCGGCAGCAGCCTGTTCCAGTGGTCGCGCGCCTCCAGTTCGCCGACCTTGCCCTTCCGCCTGCTGTTGATTGACATCCTTGTCAACTCCTGCGGGATACCTCGCTTGGCCCGGAACCAGAGAACGCGGTGAGGAATACGTTCAAGGCCGTATCCCAGATGGACTTTGCGGCGGAGCGAGGCAAGGAACGACGGGTCATAGTTGGCGTCGTCGCACTCTCGCTTGGCTGTAAGGCACATGCCTTTGGTGAGGTTGTTCTTTCCTCCGAAGTGGAGGCCCTCATGGCACCAATGGCACAGCCGGAGCAGCGCCCTCCTGTCGTGGACCCGCCCTGCGCCTTGTTGCAGGTGGTGGATGTGCAGGCCGTCCCTTGACCAGCACATCGCACAGTACGGGTATTCACGCGCGAAGGACGAAAGTTCTTCATTGCCATCACTCACGCTCCACTCCGTAAAAGCGGATTGTGTGGCGCCGCGAGCCATCTAGCGTCATAAGTCGCGACGGAACCCTCACGATGCCGTCGATTGCAGCGTCGAACTGCATCAACTCCTCTTTGGTGCGGAAGTCCACCGACCATCGGTACACGGACAGTGGAGTCATCACATGCTCATCGATCCCGCAGTCGTCGATGCGCTGCATATGCACAGGTTTCTTGCGCACAAGCGCGCTCACCTTGCGGCACAAGTTGATCGCGGAGTTACCCTCCCGCAGGAAGGCGCTAATCGCCATCGACATCATCTTCATCATCTCCGTCCTCCAGTTCGTCCATCGCCTCTCGCTGCCGCCGGCACTCTGCGGCGGGGCCCA